AGAAGAAGGGTTTGACGCAACTGAAGATCAGTATTATGATGAGATAGATAAACGAATGAGGGCAGAGTTTCCACATAAATTTGGAGAAGCTGTTCAAGAAGAAATCCGTCCCGCCCAAACGGTGGCATCTGCTACACGCAGTCCAAAAAGAGGGCGCGGCAAGAACACTGTGAGACTCACACCATCACAGGTTGCTATTGCTAAAAAATTAGGTGTGCCACTAGAAGAGTATGCAAAACACGTGAAGGAGTAAAGCATGACTAAAAAAACAGAAAACAACACTCGCGCTTCACGCGAGACCGATACTAGAGAAAAACAAGCTCGACGTAAACCATGGTCTCCACCATCCGCATTGGATGCGCCCCCGCCTCCTGAAGGCTATCGACATAGGTGGATAAGAACCGATGTCCGCGGACAATCTGACACGAAGAATATGTCAGCAAGACTCCGTGAAGGATATGAACCTGTGAGAGCAGATGAATATCCGGACTTCGAAGCTCCCACCATTGAAGACGGTAAACACGCAGGATGTATTGGGGTAGGAGGGCTGATATTGGCCCGTATACCTGAAGAAACAATCGAAGAAAGATCGCACCATTTTGATCTCAAAACTGAGGGACAAATGGACGCTGTTGACAACGATTACTTCAGAGACGGATCACATCCCTCTATGTCGGTTTCTAAACCAAATCGGCAATCTCGTGTAACATTGGGCGGTAAGAGAGCGGCTGATAAGGCTTAACTTTTATCGGTAATTTAATATCATCTTATTTAGAGGACTAAATAAAAATGGCTAACGTAGATAAAGCCTTCGGGCTTCGTCCGTATAAAGGACTTAATGTTGGTTCGGCTGTACAGCAAGCTAATAAGTATAGTATTGATCCTTCCGGATACGGTACAAGCATCTTTCAAGGTGACTTGTGCATATTCGCAGGCGGATATATTAACAGAGCAGCGGCTAGTTCAGCTAACATAGTTGGTGTGTTTTCACATTGTTACTATGTTAATTCCAGCGGAGAGCCTACGTTTTCGAATTACTACCCTGCAAGCACAACTGCACTCGGAAGTGGCGCTATAGATGTATTCATCTATGACGACCCTAATCAAATGTTTGTTGTACAAGCAGACGGCGCATCGGCTGTTACCTGTATAGGTAGAAATGCTGATACCGACGGAATTGGTGGTAGTACGACTACGGGCGTAAGCACTCGAGAGCTCGACTCAAGCACAATCGCCACAACTCAAGCTTTACAGCTTAAGATTGTTGGTGTGGTTCAAGATGATTCTAACGGAGATCTCACAGCGAATAATGCAAATTTGGTTGTAATAATCAATGAGCACGCTTACAGAGGTCCTGTGGCTGGAACTTAAGGAGTATAGATAATGGCAATAAGTAGAGCGCAACTCGTAAAAGAATTGCTACCTGGCTTGAATGCTCTCTTTGGACTAGAGTACGGCAGATATGACAACGAACATGAAGAAATTTATGACGTTGAATCAAGTGACCGCGCTTTTGAAGAAGAAGTTATGCTTACCGGTTTCGATGCAGCACCCGTTAAATCTGAAGGAGCAGGTGTAGCATTCGACTCAGCACAAGAAGCCTTTACCTCTAGGTATACCCATGAAACCATTGCTTTGGCGTTTTCAATTACTGAAGAAGCTATCGAAGATAATCTTTATGACAAATTGTCAGCAAGATACACTCGTGCGCTTGCAAGAAGTATGTCAAACACTAAGCAAGTAAAAGCAGCATCTGTCTTAAACAGAGCCTTTAACACAAGTTATTTAGGCGGCGACGGTAAAGAGCTTTGCGCAACTGACCACCCAACTGTAGGTGGCGCTAATTTGCGTAATGAACTTTCTACCTCTGCTGACCTTAACGAAACTTCGTTAGAGCAAGCACTGATTGACATTGCAGCATTTACAGATGAGCGTGGACTAAAAGTAGCACTTCAAGGAATGAAACTAATCATCCCTAAAGAACTACAGTTCACTGCTGATAGGCTCATGGAAACACCTGGTCGTGTAGGAACTTCTGATAATGATATAAACGCAGTACGCAACATGGGCATGGTCCCTGAAGGCTACGTCGTAAATCATTATCTTACTGATACCGATGCCTGGTTCATTAAGACTGATTGTCCAAACGGTTTCAAAATGTTTAACCGTTCGCCAATCAAGACTTCAATGGAAGCAGACTTCGATACTGGTAATGTTCGATATAAGGCACGCGAAAGATATTCGTTTGGGTGGTCTGACCCCCGAGCAGTCTTTGGCAGCCCCGGAGCATAAAGCTAAATATGGAACCCCGCCGCGGGTTTCTTACTCAACGCGGCACACTTTCTCTTTCTTTTTATATTTTTTCCAAGTAATATAGTTATTGTATCTAGGGATAACCTTGTCCTATCGACTGACCTAGCAGACAAGCCAAGACAATAGGACTTATTTTTTCAGGAGAAAAAATTATGGCAAAATCAACCTTTTCAGGTCCAGTTAAATCACTAGCTGGCTTTATTTCGGCAGGAAACGCTAACGTAGTTAGTCTAACTGCTGACACAACTTTGACTGTTGCAGCACACGCTGGGAAAGTCATAGTGACTAATGACGCAGACGGTAAATTTACTTTACCCTCTATTGTTGCAACTGCTCCAGGCAGTGACGACGATCCAAACCAAACCAATAACCTAGGCGCTACTTTTACGTTTATAGTTGTCACCGCAGCAACAGATATGGACATCTTAACTGATGGAACCGATAAATTTGTGGGCGGCCTTTACACTGGTGTCACTGATGCAACAGGGAAGACTTTTATCTCTGGTGCGAGCAACGACGTTATCACTATGAACGGAAGCACTAAGGGCGGACTAGCAGGCAGTATTGTAAAAGTAACTGCAATGGCTTCTGCTAAGTATGCGGTGGAAGGAATCATACTTGGTTCAGGAACACTAGTTACTCCATTCGCTGACGCATAAGGAGGTAAACCATGGCTAATACAGTCACAGGCCCTACCATTCAGTATGACTATGACAAAAAACTAATTGTTTATTGTTCAGTTTTATCAGACGGAAGCGCAAGTAGCACAACGTTGGTTGATGTTTCAGCATTGACAAAAAACAACGCAAAAGCTTGCGCTCACGTTGCACTAAATAAAATCTGGTACACAGTAGGCGGAGGAACAGATGCTCCTGCTTCCCTAGATTGGGATGCAGACACTAACGTTACTTTTTTAACGCTTTCTTATGACAATATGTTTGACTTTAGTTCTATTGGAGGATTGGTCAACACAGAAGCTACGGGATACAGTGGAGACGTTCTTTTCGTTATTCCATCAACTTCCGATGCTGGAAACGAGTACACAGTTTGGTGCGAGTTCATAAAATATTATGAAGCACCTAATAATTAGAGGTAAATCATGCCAGGAATGAATGAAAGAAAAAGACACATGAGAGGCGAAACCAAGACCGCTCGCGGTGACTATGGAACTAAAGGTTACAAGTATGGCGGCAAGGTTAAAGTAATGCCAGGTTATGGCTCTATTAGTTCATCAATATCAAGAGCGCATAAGAAAGACCGTAGGCGTTAATCATGGCGACTTCAGGAACTACAGCATTCGATCTGAGTGTTGATGAAATTATTGAAGAAGCATACGAGCGTTGCGGAATCGAACTTCGTACTGGGTACGATTTAGAAACCGCACGTCGTTCGTTGAATCTTATGATTGCTGAATGGGCAAACAGAGGCCTTAATCAGTGGTTAATTGTTAAAAATAATTTTACAGTTACTGAAGGCACAAACTATGTAGACTTAGGCACAGATGTTGTAGACATAACATCTGCTGTCATTCAAAGAGACAACACAGATTTTCAACTTGAGCGTATAAGTAGGTCTGATTTTTTATATACACCAGAAAAAGCAGACAAAGCTAGACCAACTCAGTTTTTCTTAGAAAGACACATAACACCTAGAATATATCTGTACCCAACACCAGAAAACTCTACAGACGTAGTTTATTACTACGCACTAACAAGGATGCAAGACGTAGGGGATTATACAAACACCATGGAAACAGTTTTTCGTTTTCTTCCGTGTATGGCCGCTGGTTTGGCTTATTATATAGCAATAAAAAGAGCACCAGACAGAGTGCAGTTGTTAAAACAGATTTATGATGAGGAGTTTGATAGAGCAGCGTTTGAGGACATTGATTCTGTAAGTTCTAAGTTTGTTCCGCCTAGAGTGGTGATATAATGGCTTTTTCTGCTGGCAAACATGCTTGGGGAATTTGTGATATTTCGGGTCAAAGATACAGACTAAAAGACATGAAGACACAGTGGAACGGTCTTCGTGTTGGTTATGACCAATTTGACACGAAACACCCACAACTAGATCCACCACATATAGCTGCAGACCCACAAGCGCTAAGAAACCCTAGACCAGACAGAACAGAACCTGTTGCAGAAGCTTTATTAATAAGCAATCCTTTTTTGTCTACAGCTTCTAGCGCAGTAGTAACTGTTTTTGAAGACGATCATGGAAGAACAACTGGTGATAAAGTTAGGTTTAGAGGAACTGAGTCTTTTGCTGGACTCTCTGCGTCTGTTTTAGAAGATCCTGACGCATACTCAATTACGGTTATAAACACAGACACATACAGTTTTGGTGTTTCTTCTGGCACAGCAACTAGCGCTATTAGAGGCGGAGGCGGTTTCGTTTCAGTGGGACCAGCGCAAGCTCTTTTGCCTTTAGACCCATTTAAAACATTAACTTCTGGAGCAAACGCTGAAATTCAAGTTACAGAGTTTAAACACAACAGAACTACAGGAGATACGGTTAGGCTTCGTAACACAAAAGCTTTTGACGGCATAACAACAACTATACTTGAAGCTTCGGATGGATATACAATAACAGTTGTAAACGACAATAATTATAAATTTACTTCAACAGGAACAGCTACTACTGGCGATGTTAGCGGTGGTGGCTCAAAAGCAACAGCAGGACCTACAACATGAGTTTTACATACAGCGGACTAAAGACAGCGGTACAGAATTATATAGATAGTTCTGAAACCACTTTTGTAAACACGTTGGATACGTTTATACAACAAGCGGAAAACCGCATATTTAATACGATTGAACTCAATGTTTTTAGAAAAAATGTAACAGGTACGGCAGCCTCTGGAAATCAATATTTGTCTGCACCAACAGATTTTATTTCTCCTTTGAGTTTGGCTGTTTTAGACAGTGACAGTAAATACACTTATTTATTATTAAAGCACCCTAGTTTCATGCGCAACTATACAACAACAGCGGCCACCACAGGATCACCTAAATATTACGGACAGTTTGATGATGACACATTTATTTTGGCGCCAACACCAAACGCTAATTTAACTTTTGAACTGCATTATCTATATCAACCAAATTCATTGACTGCAGCGGGAGACAGTGGCACAACTTGGGTTTCAAAAAATGCTCCCGATTTACTACTGTATGGAACGTTAGTGGAAGCAAGCGTGTTTTTAAAACAAGACTTAAACGAAACAAACATGTTTGAGGCTCGTTTTCAAGAAAACTTAGTTAGACTTAGTAATTTAATGGAAGGAAGATCTACAAGAGACGAAAATCGATTTGATAGACAAAGAGGTTTTGTTTCTGCTTCACCTCAGTAGATGCTAGAAAACAAACTTAAAGGCAAGAAAATTGCCATAGTTGCTATGGGCAGAAGTCAAATAGACTATCATTTGTCCATCAGCCATAGTCAAGAATACGATGAAGTTTGGACCATAGGTTCAATGTGCGCTGTTGTAAGCCCAGATAGAGCTTTTGTCATGGACCCAGCCACTCGTTTTTTTGACACAAACGATGCTGGCCCTCAAACAGAAATAATGCGCAAAACACTACCAAGACTAGATATTCCAATTTATTCTTGCACAGAAGACAACCGTGTTCCTGGGATTGTTTTATATCCTTTGCAGGAAGTCATTCAAAAAACAGGTTGCGCTTATTTTAATAATTCCATTGCTTATGCGATTGCGTTTGCTCTTTATCAAGAAGTAGGATCTATCAACATGTTTGGAGCAGATTTTACATATAAAACCAACGTGCATTTTGGAGAAATGGGACGAGCGTGCTGCGAGTTTTGGTTGTCTAAATGTATCCAAAAAGGAATAGATATTGCGATTGCACCGTCTTCTTCACTATTAGACACAAACGTATCTATACAAGAAAAATTATATGGATACCATAGGCTTGAAGATCCACCTGTGGTATATTTAGAAAAAGGTGAATTAGTTGTTGGAAACCTTTCGGAAGTTTTAGAAGAAAAACCACTTACAGGACTTTCGGGAAGACAAGACATTGGTCCACCAG